CCATTCTGGACTCTCTAATTAGCGGTTTTCCTTTATCGTCTTTTTTTGAATCTAGAAGTTTTAAGAGGGCGACTAAGTCGTAGCTTCCTCCCTCGGAGTATTTCATGCATAACTGCTTTTCCTTTTGGGTTAGTATGTTCCAGAGCTGAGCTTCGTATACGACCTTGGTTCTGGATTGTTTGAAGCCTTCTAACGCTCCCGCCTGTATGAGGGCGCAAAGCGTTCCTATGTTAAGGATAGCCTCACTTGCCGCTTGGAAGATTTCGAACTTATTTGCGTACTCGTTTTTAAAATCATTAAGTCGGTCTATGGATTTATCCGATATGCCTTTTATAGAAAGTAAGCCAAACCTTATGTCGTCTCCTTCGATTGAGAAGTCTAACTTAGACTTAACTATATGCGGGGCGAGAAGTTTAATATTGAAAAGGCTTAGTTCTCTTTCTATTTTTGATATTTCTTTAATTGGGTCTGGTTCATGGCGAGTCATCTTAAGGAGGGATAGGAAGAACTCCTTTGGGTGTTTGAATTTTAGGTAGGCAGTCGCTGCCGATAAGGAAGCGTAAGCTATAGAATGAGACTTGTTGAAGGAGTAGTTCGCTGAGTCCTCCAAGACTCCCCACAATACGTCTCCTACGTCGACTTCACCTTTATTGCCCGTCCATTCGGAGGAGAGCCTGTTCTCTTTTACTTTCTCTCGGATTTTCTTTTTCCACTGCTTGACTTCTTTGATTTTCTTCTTACCTACTATCCTTCTTAGTATCTCCGCCTCGTCCAATGTGAAGCCGACTTTGTTTGCCATTTGCATCATTTGCTCTTGGTACAAGCAAACACCACCGGTTGTGGATAAAATGTCGTCAAATAAGGGGTGTATCGCTTCGTAGCTGTCGTTGTTGGTGTAGTTGGCGTATTGATCTACAAAGGCGAGTGCTCCCGGTCTCCCTAGCGCAAGTACCGCGCTTAGCTCTTCAAGGTTGCGGGGTTTAACTTTTTGGCAAACCCTGAAGTTGGTGTCGGCCTCTATCTGGAATAGCCCATGTGGGGCACGTAGGTCTTGTAGCTGCTGGTAAATGAAAGGATCGTTTAAATCTATATCCTTTACGTCTATGCCTATCTCTTTGCATGCGTTATCAACGACAGATACGCTTCTTAGCCCTAAGATGTCTAATTTGACATTGAACAACGAGACCCAGTTCATGTCGTAAGAAGACACGATGTCTTTATCTGATGTGAGCTCGGTGGGGCAGCCCTCTTCTATATTGTCGTAAGACAACAATACTCCGGATGGGTGGGAGCCTTTATTCTTTATCAGGTTCCTTAGTCTGAGCGCCGTCTTGTATACCTTTTCGTTTTCTCCGCACCAGCTATCGAAGTCTTCGGCCTCTTCTCTCGCCTCCTCTATGTCTTTAACCTTGCCGAATACCTTAGGGATAAAAGAGGAGACAGTGTTCATTTCGGACTCCTCTTTTCCTGCTACTATTTTTCCACACTCCTTCATTAGCAGTTTACCGCTAAGGGTGTTTAAGGTTAAAATTTTAGAGGTTTTGCCTTTGAATTTAGTATCCAAATACTCCAAGACCTTACTTCTGTTATAGTAGCAAACGTCGATGTCTACATCACACATTAGTGATCCGTCCAAATAGGTAATATCGTCAATAATTTGCTTTTTAGCTCTTGTCTTAGAAATAAACCTCTCAAAGAATAGGTTGTATTTTATTGGGTCTATCTTGGTTACCCCTATCCAGTAAAGCACAAGGCTTCCTGCTGCTGAGCCTCTTCCTAGGCCAACTGGTATTTCGTTTTTATTACAAAAATTAATAACGTCCCAAACTAAAAGTATATAATCAACGAAACCCAAGTCTTCAAGCGTATCTAATTCGTACTTTGTTCTGTTCGTGTACTCTTCGGCTTTAGTCGGCTCGATCTCCTTGCTTAAAAGTTTTTTTTCGTAGCCCTCGAAACATAAAGACTTAAGGAAGCTTAAGTTGTCTACGTTTGTTTTATTTTCTTCTACTTTGAATTCAGGCAACCTAACCCCATGCATATCTATTTTTATGGGTCTAAATTGTTTTGTAAATTTTTCACTCATTTCTTTTGCCTTCTTTTATTCCTATTCTTTTTAATATTTGCTTCAGGGACTTGACGGCTTCTTCGTCCGACAACCTATAAAACACGTTTGACCTGTCGGCGTTTTCTTCTCCCGATCTTTTAATTGTTACTATAAAATAATCGTACTCTTGGTCTTCGAGTTTATCTTTGAGGTCGTATACGAAATCTAAAGACATGTTAAACTTCGACGCTCCATTTTATCTTATTCCAGACTTTTAGGTTGAGTTTCAAATCTACTAGTGCGTCGTGCAGGTTATCGTAGTCGTGTTCTATATTGTACTCTTTCCCTAGGGCCTTAAGGTTCGACCTCACTCCTTTTTGCCTTTTGTGTAGTATTTTGTATTGATAGGCGGTAAGGGAATCTACTTTTCTGTTGTAGGGTATTCCGTATTTTATACCCCTAGCTAGGTAGTTGGTGTCTATAATCTTGTCAACTAGGTGGCTATAGCTCCTACCCATTGATCTGTAGAGGCTTTTTATTAAAAAGATATCGAACCCTAATAAATTGTGCCCGGCGATGTAGTCGCAGTTATCGAGCTGTTCTGATATTATGCTGAAGGCTTGAATCTTGTCTATCGCCTTTGACTCATGTAGCTTGCGGTTGAATCTGGTTATCTGTGCGGCCTCTTTGCTTATTTTGAGGTCGGTGTCCCACTTTATATGTATGTCCCATGAGTTGACAGCTTTGTCGCCTTTACATCTTATCATTGCTATCTGCCAAGGCAGGTTGTGAACCTCGTTAAGGCAAAGGTTGAAGGTCTCGCAGTCTATGAAGACTATTTCCTTCTCTTTATCGTATCTAAGAAGATCTTCGTCCATTACTTTACCTTGCTTCTAATTGCTCTTGGAAATTTGCATCATACTTTCCTGAGTCTAATTTATTAAGAAACGCCTTAAGCATAATTGCAGATTCTGATTCCACTTCTAAAAAACGTCCTTTTTTATCTCTGCCTTGGGGTTCAACAAGGAACTTGCTTAGGAGTCTTGTTTCCTGACATTCCGAACCTGTGAAATCGGGAATTCCCCAACACAAATCAAACCACTCTGTTTTTCCTTCCAGCGTAGGCCAATTCTCGAAGCCCCCCTCGTATCCATTTTCGTGCCTAATATTGCAGTAGTCATACTCTTTATGAAGGGACTCTTCCGATAGCTTGGTCGATTCTCTTTTGGCAGCTATAATTCTAAAACTACCCTTCCAGTCTGTTACATTTTCGTATTTCCGGCTTAGCTTTGAGAGTCTAGCTTCAGGGCGATGAGATCTGCCTATCTTATAAATAGCCTTACAACCCCAAGGATATTCATCTAGAAACGTCCATTTCATTACGTAGACATACTTATTGAGGTAATCTTCTTGATGGGCCTGTATCCAAGTTAAGCCTTCCAAATCGCCCTTGTCAACAAGGAGATTCCTAAGGGTTTGGTATCTTTTGAGGTTTCTTTTGTAATCCATTATACTGACAGTTTATGAATTGGAATATTATAGCAATCGGCCTTAAAGATGAAGTTATTGTCGGGGTCGACTTCTCCTTTTTTATGAAAGATGGCGGTTTCATAAAATTCCTTTTTGCTTATTTTGCCTAAATACCAAGCTTCTTTTAGGTCGTCCAATACGCTTACGAAAGCGTACTCGTCGCAGTCTTGTCTGGTGTTGAAGTCAGCAACCGAACATTCGTAGTAATTTCTTGGGGGTACGGTTCTTTCTTTTGTTTTAACGTCCACCTTGGTTTCTCCGTAGACGATATCGTAGTCGTAGGTATCTTCTATCTCGCCTCCGAGGACATGCTTGGCTACCTCTTCGCCTATATAAGCTACCATTTTGCCTTCCCCTTTTCTTATAGAGTTGTTGAGTAGCGGCAGCTTCTCAGCTCTTACCTTTGCTCTATCTAGCGCCGTTTTAGTTATTTTGAATTTTCTCATTATAGCTCTCGAAGCAAAATTCGTCAGAACACATATGATCCATGTTTGGTTTATCTAACGTCGTCCTCTTTCCTATGCACTTAAATGTTAGATAATCTTTGAAGTCCTTTTTGTTTTTATAGAAGATACTTTTGGTATTAACGATTTCATGCTTGTCTCCGGCGTACTGTTTTACCTTGGCTTTCACTAGGTGGTCGAATGGAACGTCGTTGTCTTCAATGAAAAAGGTTAAGGGGATCGAATTCGTGTCCGGTATACATACCGAGGTCGTTAGGAGATTCTTAAATAAGAAGGAGTCGTAGAATGGCACGCAGAGGGAAAGGTGTTTGTTGTCCCAGTTCGATTTGATTGCGCTGTAATCCAGTCTGGGTTCGTAATAGAAGCCTTCTTTTGCCGCTATGCTGTAGAGCTTGATTAGTTTTTTATATCCTTGAGAGTCTTTAGCAAATATTATAAACTTACATGAGTTCTCTACTGATTCTGCGTTTTTTGTTTCTATGTTTCCGCATACAGTAACCCTTATCCCAAAGTGAAGCCCTATCTTAGCTTCCTTAAGGTTGCTATAGGCTTCTAAGAGTCCACTCATTGTGTCCTCGACTACAAAAACTTTTTTGATTTCGGCTGAGTGAGCTATGTCGACGATTGAATCCGGCTCGTTCTCCTTGGAAGAGCCTAGCCCCCTGAAGGTGAGAACTGACCTGCCGATGCTATAATGTGACTTGAATAATGGAACGAGATCCATGGGTATACCTTATGCGGTTTCTGGGGTTAAGTCAAGCTTTTAAAAGTCCAAAGGGTCTTCCCCTTTACTGGCCCAAGCTGGGCAGCCTTCGTACTTGGCTTTTTCGACAGTCTCGTTTTCGTTTGCTTCAAGGTCGTCTTTAAAGGAGGATCTAAGAACCTTCCCTTCTCCATCTACGACCCTATAGTAGTCGAAGGGGTCTATGTAGGGGCATCTCCAAGTTCTTCCGGCCTTGCATAGCCACTGCACTTTTCTCTTGTCTTTCGCGTAGCTAGTTTTGCCGAGCTCTTCGTCAAAGTTATTTATAATTTCGTAAACATGACCTAGGTAAGACTCTAGCCCTTTGAGTTCTTCGTCTGTGAATTCAAGTTCCTGTGTGGGTGCCTTAGGGAATCTGAGGAATAAAAACTCGACTTTGGGTTTTAGCTCTGGCCAAGCCTTCTTGGCGGCTAATGAGTATATCATCGCCTGCATGTTCCCGCAAAGTTCGTCTTTTGAGAATTTCTTTTTGCTTGATTTGTAGTCTACAATTTTTACCTCTTTGGACCCTTCGTACCTTATAGGCTTGTCTATAAAGCCTCTGGCTTTGTACTTTGGGTTTTCATTCTCAAGGAGGAACTCGTACTCTGGCTCGATTACTTCTCCTCCTTTTCCGAAAAAGTCATGCTTAAGCCCTACTACTATCATTTTATCTAATAGGTCGTAATTTTCGGGGCTGGTCATGGGTAGGTCGTGTTTCTTTTCGAACTTGCGGCAATACTTTTCGACCATCCTTCTTACTGCTGGGCTGGCAGATAGGGAGAAGTTTTTATATATTGCGTTGAAGTGACTAATGTGCCTTGGGTTTAGCAATAGCTCAAACACCAAATGCACTATAGTACCCCTCAGAGCCCCTTCGTTTTGTTTTTGGGGCAACTTTAGGTGGTAGTTGCACCAATATATCCAAGTGCAATTCTCGAGGGTTTTCGTTCTCGAGGCTGATATTATTCTTTCGTCTGCCATTTTAGTATCTCCTCAGTATTCATTTCTCCGAAGTCGTTCTTTGTCGGTAGCTTTATTTCCAGTTGGCGTTTATCAAAGTATTTAGAAAGCTTCTTGTACGTTTTGTCTGCCGCAATGTTTCCGGCGCTGCTCTTTGATTCGTCATTATTAAGGGCTATCGTTATTTTGTTTGGGTCTTCCCTAAGCAGGAAGTTAACTAAGCTGTTGCTGACTTCTAATCCGAAGGCGACCATGGTGTTTTTTATTCCTGCCGTCCATAAGGAGAGCATGTCCCCTATGCTTTCGACTATTATAGCTTTTTTTGTGTCATTTATAATAGAGTAGTTGACTTGTAGTGGGTATCTCCAGCTAGATTTATCCCCTATGTGTTTCCACTTTGGTCTTGAGCTTGAGGAGGAGGATTGGATGTCTCTGCCTGTGAATCCTATTATTTCTTCTTTACCATTTAGTATAGGAAAGACGTATCTGTTTTTCATTTTTCCTTCGGAGACCACTCCCCCTTTAAACAGTTTCATTACTTCTATCGGTACTCCTCTCTTTATCCAGTATTCGTGATTTGGTTCTAATTTCTGTAGCGTCATATTGGAGTATTTTTTTGTAGCTTTTATTAGCGGTTTGTTTTCCGTAAGGATCGCGTCGGGCGCTATTTGCTTTTCGCTTAGCCAAGTTCTTGCTTCGCTTAGATTCTTGAGTCCCATGGTTATTTTAACCAAGTCAGCAAACGAGCCTTTCGCGTTCTGCCCGTAATCCACAAAGAATCCTGTTTCTTTATCTACCTTCAGGGAACTGCTATTTCCAGAGTCCCTATATATAGGGCGCATTCTATACTCTCTTGTATTTTCGCAAATATTGCTATACCCCATGTCCGCTAAGGCTTCTCGGTAATTCATATCAACTCCCCATCGTTACTTCTTTCGTCGTTGAGTTCGTGTTGTTCGGATTGAGCCTCCATTATATCGTTTAGCGAGCCGTGTTCGGTTACTCCAAAGTTTTCGACGCCGAAGTTTAGGTAGTTGTTTACGTACTTTTCTGATCCGTCTTCAAACGTTCTCCTTATTAAGTCGTGATGCCCTGCGGCGTCCTTACCTTGAAACCTTGTCTTGAGAGGGATCAGCTTATGTGACCCGAACCTTTCCTGACCTCCGTCTAGGGCTATTTCGTCTATCGTTTTTCTTCTGAAGATAGCTACAAAGGCGGCGAACCACTGGAGCCTGTCGGATAGCGCTATAGCGGAGCTATCATCAAGTATGTCTGACGACTTTCTGTTGTGGGTTTCTCCCGAACGGTTCATTTGCATTGCTGTGATTATGGGGGCGTTGATTTCTTCCGACAACTTCTTTAGCTTATCGATCTTTTCCCCTATTGCTTGATGCTCTGCCCAATTTCTTTCTACTTTTTCCCCTGTAAGTTTAACGTAGTCGTATGCGACTATACATTTATTGCCCCTTCCTACTTGTGAGTAGTACCATCTTCTGACTATCGAGCAAACTTGATCTATGTTTCTGTTACCGACGTGGTAGTGCATATATTTGAATTTCTTCATTTTTTGTATGCCCTCCCTGACCTTCTCGACCATTTTTTTATCTTTTCTCCAGTTGCCGGTTTCTATATACCACATGGGTACGTTAGATATCGAGGCTGCCATTCTGAACTGCATCTCCTCTCTGCTCATTTCTGTGTCAAGAATTAACGCCGGGACATTATGCTTAACGGAAGTCTTGAAGCACATGTCGTTTATCCAAGTGGTTTTTCCTTGGGCTGGCCTAGACACTATAGCGTAGATATTTCCCTGACGTAGGCCTCCGTACATTCTGTTGAATTCTGGGTAGGGTGTTGATAGGCCGCTTTCTGTTTCTGGCTCGTTGCCTCTTGTTTCTATAAGGTCGCCGATACCCTCAAAGAGATCTTCTGGCTTATCGTTAAGCTCGTAAGAGGACATCTTCTCTCCGTATATGGCGTCGGCTCCAGATATGATAGCGTCTATAGATTCGTTAGTGCTGGACGCTGCGAATCTTTTTAGTTTGTCGGATGTCCCGCTAACCTCTCTTAGTATCCTGTATTTAACTAGCTCTTTAGCCGCGTCTATAGTTCCTCTCTCCGTTATCTGAGTGAAAGAGATATTTTCTATGTAGTCAAATACGTTTATGTCGTCCTTGAAAGATACCCCTAGGTTTTTTATTTTTTGAGAGAGAAGGACTTTATCTGGCTTTTCTTTACTGACGATAGCGTCCCTTAAGACGCAGTATATGGTCTGGTGTATCGAATTGAAGAAGTCGCTCTCGCTTACGAATTGATCTACGTCTGGGAAAACCTTAGGGTTTTTAATTATACCGCCCAGCAAGTGCTTTTCTACCTGTAGTGAATATATTGACATTTGAAATTTAGAAGTTGATTAAAAGGGGAGGTTGTCGTCGTCTGTTGAGTCGTCAAGGTTTTCATTGATACCTTTCATTAGGTTCTCTATCGTTACTTGGTCTACGGCTTCAGCCCAGCTTTTCACGTAAGCGGTTAAAGCCATCGCAAAAAGGTTATTATCAAAGTGGGAGTCTACGGAGACTTCTCCTGTATTATCGCATGTAAAAAGAATAAATCCTCCGCCTGTGCATTCGTTGATTTGAGATAAAATTGAGTTTGGTATCTTGCTCTTGGGCATAGTCTGTAATTATACTAGTGTGATGTTGTACTTGTCTTTGAAAAAGCTCTCACTTATAGTTGGCGCTTCATCTTGCATTACTTCAACTAGTAGGAAGCCGTTTTTTTCTAGCCATTGGCTTTTCTTTACGTCTCTCTTTATAGATTGCAGGTATTTAAATCTGGAGTTTGAGTGAAAGTGTTTATTGAATTCCTGATGTTGCCTGCCTTGAACTTCTATAGCTATCTTTGTGGTTGCGTCTAGCAGGTCCACCTTCAGCCGTGTGCCGTATACTGGAAACTCTTCGTACACTATGTGGTTTTCCCAATACTTTTTCATAAAAGCCTTCACTTGGAATTGTATTTTTGATCGGCATTTCGCGTTCCACTTTACTCTAAATCTTTCTACGTTCTTGTATTGGAGTCTTCCGAAGACGTTGTAAAGCCTCATATTAGCTTCCGGAATTTTTCCTCAAAGTACTCGACCAGCTCAGGGTTCTCTTCTAAATAAGACATAAGTTTTCTTTCTCCTTGTATTTTTTGAGGTATTTCGAAGCCGGACTCCTTAGCTTCGCTCACTGCTTCCTCCGAGAAACCCATCCAGCCCGCGCCTTTAATTTTAAGCATATCAAAAGCTATTACAAGGTCAAAAATTTCTCTTTCTTTCCATATGTGCGCGCCGTTTACTTTGTCGTATTTTATAGGGACCGAAACCTCTTCTCCTGTTTTTTCGTTTCTGGTTTTGGTGAACCTCATAACGCAGTAATGGCCTAGCTTTTTGCCTTTCTCCTTGATTGAGCTCGCCGAGGGGTTCTCCCAAATAAATAAGTCCGTCCAAAGGGGCCTTATTTCCACTATGGTGGAACTATAAAACCCTAAAGCCTTTCCTCCTGACTGGATGGTGCCGACCTTCCCTGTCTGCGTGTTCATTTTTGTCCTAATTTGGGAGAGGATAATTAAACTATGCCCAAATCTGGAGATCGGGAGGCTCAGTGCCTTCCCTGCTACTGAGAAAACCGAAGCTCCTCCGGCTATTTTTTGAGGACCGTTGAACCCTTTTTTAGAAAGGTTATCTTCGTCGTCTTTGCGAATTAGTGCGTCGCTAGAGTCCATGATAAACATGTAGACCCTTTCTTTATCGTTGTTTAGGGCAAGTTCCCTAATCATTCCTAAAGCTCCTTCTAGGTAGTTGCTCTCAAAGCAAAACCATTTGTCTTCGCTCGTGTCTATCCCTATCCTGTCAATTAGCTCCGGAGTAAGTCTGCCTTCTGCGTTTATATAGACTACGAATGAGTTTTCGATCTCTTTTTGGAACCTCTTAGCTAGGTTTAAGGCGAAGCTTGTTTTTCCGGACTCGAATTCTCCGGAGATTCTGAAGATTCCGGGCTTTACCCCTCCGTCCAAGTGGATATCTAAGGAAATGCTTCCCGTGTCGCAGCTCCAGTCTTTGGCTTCCCCTTTATTATAATGTAAGTCTTTTAGTTTTCCTTTTTCTAGGAGTGTTTGTATTTGTTTATCCATTTTTTAAAAAGTCGATTATGTTTTGTGGTTTTAGTTTTACTTGTTTATCTTCCCCTATTTTCTCTTCCCCTATCTCAAAAGTCTCATTCTTTTTTAAATCAAACTCTTTGATTGATTTAATTTCTTTTAAATATTTGAACTTCTCTGGCTGCAAATACTTAACTAGCGTATATACTTTGTAGTCGTCCCTGTTTCTGACTATCCACTTCCAGTACATGGGATCCGGGAAGAATGCATAAAGTTTTTTAGCCTGCTTGAGTTGGTGGAAAAAGTTTACTTTTTCTGGGTTTACGCAGAAATTCGCTATAATGAATTTGCAGGTGTCGTGTTCCTTATTGGCACTCAAGAAGGCACCTTAACACGGTTTTGACGCTTAGTCAAGGTCAATCGTATTTTAGATCGTACTCCCGCTTCCAGTAATCAACCATATCTTTAACGAGTGACTTAAAATTGAACTCTGGCTCCCAGTTTAACGCTTTTCTGGCTTTCGCGGAGTCTCCTTTTAACTCTTTGAGTTCCTCCGGCCTCATAAACTTAGGGTTTTGGACAACGTATTCCTTATAGTCAAGACCTAAACAAGAGAAAGCTTCCTCGCAGAAGTCTCTTACCGTGTGGCTTTCTTGTGATGAAATTATAAACTCATCAGGCTCGTGGTGCTGTAGTATCTTGTGCATTGCTACTACGTAGTCTTTTGAGTGGCCCCAATCTCTGCTGGCATCTATGTTTCCTAGCTCGAGTTTAGTTGATAGTTTTTTAGCTATCGAGACTGCGCCTCTGGCTATTTTAGCTGTTACGAAGTTCTCTCCTCTTCTTGGAGACTCGTGGTTGAATAGAATCCCGTTAGAGGCAAAAAGGTTGTAAGAGTTTCTATAGTTCCTTACGATGCAGTATGCGGCAAGCTTTGAGCATCCATACGGACTCACGGGCTTCATCGCGGTGCTCTCTCTTTGAAATCCATCCTCATCTATCTCGTTTCCAAACATTTCGGAAGAGCTTGCTTGGTAAAATCGAGCTTTTGGGCATACGCTTCTATAAGCCTCAAGGAGGTTTAGCGTTCCTATCATGTTTGTTTGGAGAGTAAACTGAGGAACGTCAAAACTGATCCTGACGTGGCTTTGGGCTCCAAGGTTATAAATTTCGTCGGGCTGTATTGTCGCTAGAAGTTTGTATAGCGACGAACTGTCCAAAAGGTCTCCGTAGTCGGTCCTTACTAGGTTTTTAGAGGTTAAGTGGTCTATTCTCGCTTCTTGGCTTGACGCAAGAGAGTGTCTCCTGATTAACCCGTACACTTCGTAATCTTGCTCTACAAGGCGTTCCGCTAGGTAGCTTCCGTCTTGACCTGATATTCCTGTAATGAAGGCTTTCTTTTTCACATCTTATAATAGTTCTTAGTTCTTGTTTTTTCTGATTATTTTGAGAAAACAGACATTTCTCTTAGGTCTGGCCAGTCTGAGATTACCCATTTTCTTGGCTCTTCGTTTATGGCTGTTTCTAGTTTCGCTAGCCCAAGTTTAGCTGTTTCTGGAGTCATGTAATAATGGTAGCCTATAGTTTGTATGTCCTGCTCTCTCCAAGGAACATCTGGGTGCCTTCCGTCGTAGGACATTTTCTTTAAGGTTTCTGCCGCTTTCTCATTATCCGTTAATATCATTCCTCCTCTGCCAAGGCTTAGGTGTTTTTGGAACTGGAAACTTACGCTCATAAAGGTGTTTGGGACATAGCTGTCCTTTTTCCATAGCACTGCGGCGTCTATCACGTTGTAGGTTAGGTAATAATAATCCTCCCAGTCTTCTTCTTTCCAAGTGAGTTCGATGTTTAGCTTTTTCGCAAGAAACGGGATTGATATGTATGTCCTCGCTGGGACCCCTATGCTGTCTACATTAAATTGTCTTAAGCATAGTTCTATTCCGTGTGTGCAGCAGTCTACGGCTACTGCGTAAGGGGAACCAAAGAAGTCCGCTATTCTTTCTTCGAACTCCGTTACTATATTAAACATTTTTTTTACATTCTACGTTTAGACTTATGAGGGTGCCGTTTTCTTTATCCATGTGGGGTAGGTAGGCTTGTGAATGGTCGTCCACGTGGGAGTGCTCCGTGTCTTTCCAGTCGTATAGATTGATGTTTCTAAAACCATTTTCAAATAATAAAACCTTTAAGCTATGTTCGTCGTATACTGTTTTGTGGTATATTTTTTCGTCGCCCATGTCCATCCTTCCATATAAAGGCCCTAAGAATTTATCTAAGCTTGTAGATGTTTCTACATACATCCTAGCCATGGCTTCGAAGTCGGGCACAGCTAGCCTTAGGGTTCCCTTGGGCGTCAGGGTTCTTTTCCATTCTTCTAAGATCTCTGAGGCTTCTTCTCTGTCAAAATATTCCAAGACATGGGATGCGTATATTAAGTCTACTGAATTATCGTCGAAAGGAAGGTCTGTTATCTTACTGGAGTGAAGATGCTTGTGGTTGCCGCCGTCTATATGGGTCCAGCTTTTGCCAAAGTTTCTTTTTCCGCAGCCTAGGTGAAGTTTCATTCTATAAAGGTTTTGTCTAGCTCTTGGCCTAAATAAGGTCCTGTTTTAAACTCGTAGACGAAGGTGTTGGGTGAGGCGGCTAGGTAGTTGTGTCCTCCCCTGAAGGTCATAGAGAGGTCTCCCGCATTTAGGGTCTCTTCAGATATAATTGAATCATCTAGGTCATAAAGGGTAGCTATAACGCTGCCGCTTAAAACAACCCAAGATTCCTGAGCTATGTTTGTTGTCTTTTCGTGGGTTATGTGCTTGTGAGCCTTGAAGGTCTTGCCTGCGTTCATTTGCAGTACGGCTGCTTGTAGGAATTCTCCTTTTGGAGCTATGTCTATTCTCCCCCCTTCCGCTTTAGCTTGAAGTGCTACCATTTCGGGGTCGTCAATTCTGTTTACTATATGCAGTAGAGTTCCGGGTTCTATTTTTGAGAATATTTTTTTCATTTTTTTTTATTCTACGACAAAGGTAAGACTGATTCGTCTGGGTAGAGATATCCGTTCAGCCACTCTATGACGTCCCCGCTTGGCTCCCATCCTAGCAGCCTTTTTGCCTTTGAGTTGTCGGCTAGGGTAACCTTGGGTTCTATTCTTGACTCTAAATAATCCACAGCTTTCGTTGCTGGGTGCTTTTTAAAAACTTCGGATATTTGATTAATGCTTCTGTTGTCTCCGTTTCCAATATTAAAAGATTCGCCAGATACTCCTTCCGTGGTTGCTGCTAGTATGTTTGCCTGCACAACGTCTCGTACGTATGTGAAGTCTCTTCTTTGTTCTCCGTCTCCAAATATAGTAAGGTTTTTGCCTTCTCTAATTTGTTGAATGAATTTACCTATAACCAAACAGTAAGCCCCTTCTGTCGGAGCGTTTTCTCCGTAAACGTTAAAATATCTTAGGCTTACGGTTTCTATATCGTGAATTTCTGAATATAG